AATGCCAAGAGGAGTAAAAAGAAGCGACGATGAAATAAGAAAAATGTTGCAAACAATAACACCAGTATTACAAAGAGGAACGGCTCTTACTAATGCTTGTAAATATTGTAATATTCCAGAAAGAACACTTTTTGATTATATCAACAAGAATGAATGGGTTCGCAGAGAAATAGACACTGCTATGGCTTTCCTAGATGTATCAGCAGAAAACACAATAGCCAATGCAATTAAAAAGGGCGACACACTCAATGCTAGATGGAGATTAGAGAGAAGCCAGAAGGACAAATACTCAATAAGGCATGAATTGACTGGTGAAAATGGAAAGGCAATTGAGTTTACTTTGTGGGATGCATTGGAAGAGAAAGATGACGAAGAAGAAAAACCTAAAAAGAAATTAAAACCTAAAAAATGATAAGTGCTAAAGATAAAGCAATCAAATTTTTTAAAAACTGCGATAGTGATCGTGGTTATTTTGGAAGAACTGTTTTAAAAAGTGTTTGTTGGGATAAGCAAATGGAAATCAAGCAAGCGTTAAGAGATTATGATTTTGTGGAGGCTGTATCTTCTCATGGAGTGGGCAAGACTTATGTAGCAGCTGATATTATAGTAGAGTTTCTTTACACTCATAAAGATTCATACGTTATTACGACGGCTACAACAGCTACACAGGTAAAGAATATATTATGGGCTGAAATCAATGCCAAATTCAGAAACAACAAAAATAATCTTGATATTATAGCTCCTGGTCGCTGTTTAACGGTAGAACTTAAAATAGGCGACCAGTGGAAAGCGATAGGACTATCTCCTCGCAAGGATACAGGAACTGATGTTGCTACAGCGATGCAGGGTTATCATGCAGAAGACATACTAGTTGTTATAGATGAAGCAGGAGGAGTTGAAAAAGCAATCTGGGATGCAATCCACGGATTATTGACTTCTTATAATGCTAAGCTTTTGGCGATTGGCAATCCAACTCATGTCGGTACTGAATTTCATAAGATCTTCAAAAATAAACCGAAGAACTGGAAAATAATTCAGATCAATACTTTAGATTTGCCAAATATTACTGAGGTTTATGGAAAATTTAAACCAACCAGAGAAGGATGTGGGGCTTTAGTTGATGCATATGAGAAACAACCAAATCTAAAAGTACCATATCCAAAACTTACTACTGCAAAATGGTTTGCCGGTCGATGGCATGAGTGGGGGTATGATAATCCACTGTTTCAATCTCGTGTACTTGGAAGGTTTCCGAACAAATCAGAAGACAGTGTATTTAATGCAACAGCTCTAGAGGAGGCAAGACACACAGAAATCAAACTACAAAACAATAATATAGGGCGTGTACTTGGTGTGGATGTAGCGAGATATGGGGACGATCGAAGTTGTTTCATTCCTTTTCAAACAGGTCAAATACTTGATATTAAATACTTACAAGGAAAATCAGTGCCTGCGGTATCTGCACAAGCAGGATATATTATAAATAATAGAGAGTGTGAAAGGGTGGGTGTTGATGATGTTGGTGTTGGTGGTGGTGTTACTGACATATTGAGAGAGCAAGGATTTTCAGTATCTCCATTCATAGCAAATGCAGTACCGATGAATGATAGAGATTACATGAACTTAAAAGCAGAAATGTACTTTGAGTTAGCTAAAGCTTTTGACCACGGAGAAATAGCTTTTCCAGAAGAAACACCAGAGAATAAGGATCTGATCGAGAAGCTTATAGCCGATCTACTCAACATACGATATAAAATACAAATAGGATCTAATAAACTAATGATTGTCTCCAAGGACGACATGAAGAAGAAGGGCATACCATCCCCCGATTTTGCAGAGGCTTTAATCATTGCTTTCTGGTTATCAAGGCATGGTGCAACAGCTGAGGCAACTATAAGAGCTAATACAGATGAAGGAAGTTCACATGCTCAAGATGAATTAGCTATGATGAAAGGGCAAAGCGAGGGGGATGGATACGTATCTGACTTTCTTGGCAAAGACTATTGACAAAGCTAATTATTTCATATATAATAAGGATACAATATTAACAAATGCTTATGAACTTTGAATTTACACAAGAAAGAAAGGATGAGATTAAAAAGATTATAGAGGAGGGGTTGAGAAATAAATAATCTATGTAGTAATTGGACTACGATATTATCTCGAATAGTGGTTTGTTCTACATTACTCGTCATTATATTTAATATGTTTTTATATTTCTTTGATAATTTAATATAACTATATGAAAACAATCCAGGAGATAGAAATAGAGATTTTAAAAAGGTGGGATGATAACGAAGGCTATACTGTTAATGATGCTATTATCGACGCTGTAAAAGAAAGAGATCAAGAATGGAAAGATAGAGTTGATAATATGATAGAAGAAGTTTCAAATATGAAACTGGACTCTAATACTAGAGACATTAGATCTTACAACCGAGGTATAATTTCAGCTAAGGAATTTTTGAATTATATTAAAATTAAATAATCATGAAAGAAAAGGTATATACACAATATTATTCCAAATGGCGTAATGAATGGATTGATTTTAATACTCCACCAACAAGTGGAGAGATCATGCACTTGAGAGAATACTTTTATGAACTAAGATAACAAACAATAAGTTTGATAATCTGTCGAACTTATTATATAATCTATTTTGAGCAATAATATATCAAAATGGACTTTTTAAATATATTCAAGAAAAAACCAAAAGAAGAAGATTCAATAGTACCATTCATCCCAGAAGAAGGGGAGACGGGAACGGAAATATCAAGTGGAATACTACAAGAGGAATACAACACCGATCTAGACGATGTAGCGGTGAGATCAAAGAAATATCAAGTGATGAGAAACGAGTCCAAACTATACGGGCTTCTTAGTGCCGTTAAATTGCCAATTCTTTCGGCTAACTGGTTTTGGGAAGCGGGAGGGGATAGTGACGACGATATCAGAAACAGAGATTTCTTACAGAAAGCTTTGTTTAATACTATGGATACTAAGTGGAATAAGACATTATCTCAATTATTAAGTTTTATTGATTATGGTTTTTACTATAATTGGATAAATTTTAAGGTTAATGAGGAGGGCGAAATAGTTTGGAAAAACTTTGCTCCAAGACAACAAACAGCACACTATAAATGGCTTCAAGATGACAAAGGCGAGTTGATTGGTATTCAACAACAGTTACTTGATGCTCACGGCGACGATTCACAGCCAATAATGAAAATAAAAGACGCTAACGGTATGACAAGAGTGATGATGCTTTCTTACAATGAAGAGGGTGACAATTACGAAGGTCGTTCTGTTCTTCGTGGTTGCTATCAATCTTACAGCTATAAGAAATTAGCAATGGAAGTTACTGCTGTTAATATAGAAAGATTTGGAGTACCTGCTTTAGATATTACAATGGAAAGTATGAATGCGACTGATATAGCACTCGCTAAAAATCTTGGTAAAAACTATAGATCAACAAACAAATCATACGTTGCACACTCAAAATCAGTAGTGGTTGATTTTTTACAACCAGAAAGAGACCTTTTGGGTCAAAGAATGGAGAACTTTATAAATACAATGAATAGAGAGATGGAAACAGCTTTCTTAGCGAAGTTTTTAGGATCAGGCGATCAAGGGGAAGGTTCAAACGCTAAAAGTAAAACAGATGTAAGCTTCTTTCAATTGTCGTTACAGCAATACGCTAAAATTATACAAGATCAAATAAACGAACTCGGAAAGCAATTACTTGTACTTAATTTTGGAGAGCAAGAAAACTATCCAAAATTAGAGGTAACTGAGATCAAAGAAAAAGATATAGAGCAGTTTTCTAGTATGATTGTTAAGCTAAACACAGCTGGATTTATTACTGCTGATGAAAAGAAAATGATTGATTACATAAGAGAGGAGTTGAACTTGCCAGAGATAACAGATGATGAGTTTGAGGAGATGCAGAATAAAAAAGCTGAGGAAAAAGCAAAGATAGAAGAGATTCAATCAAAGATAGCTAAAGATCCTAATGCGAAAGACCCGATAGTTAAAGAAAAAAAGAAAGAGATTCCGAAGAAGAAAGAAAAAAAGGAGAATGCAGAAAAGGAAGAAGGTTTTTTTTTAGCTGATATTAAGCAGGTTAAACTTAAGGAGAGTATTTTCCAGAAGACAATCAACAAAGAAGAAGATTATTTGCAAGGATTCTACAAGAAAAGATATGCTCCGATGATAGATGATATAGAAAAAGAATTGAGAGTATATCTAGAAGGTCAATATAAAAAAGCAAAGACCGAAGTGATAGCAGGAATAAATATAATAAAAAGATCAAGCAATACCAAGTTAAGAATAGAGACAATTAAAACTGTTCGAAATAAATTAGCAGGATTTACAGATATTTTAGAAGGCGAGATGATGGATGAAATACACGAAACATCAATGGACAACGCCGTTGAAATGATAAGAGATGTAGATAAAAGAGTAGAGTTAGCTGAGTTTATAGTATCTAAAGGAGAATTAAATTCATTCCTTGCAGGGTATAAATCAAATGTAAGAGGAATATTTCTTCCAAATGGTGGGGATGGTAGAAGAATTGAGGAGAAAATATTTGATAATTTCACACAAGAAAATGATGTAAAGCTTGCTATCAAACAAGCAAAACAAACATCATTCAATAGAAGTGTATTTAAACTATCAGTGCTTTCACATCCTAGAGGAATTTTCAGAAGATCAGTTGAATTAAAAGGAGATAAAGAGGGGATTCAGGACTATAAAATGATAGCTCCCTCAAAGGTGGTGAAAACAATTTCACTATTTGGAGCGATGGCTTTAGGTTTATATCTAATTAAATCTAAAAAAGAATGGAATGAGAAATATGGAACTAAAGATAATGTAAATGTAGTAGGTGGTTTAGGGATGCATCACAACTCTAAAGATTACTATATGCCTGTATGGCAAGATGAAAGAGCAGAGCAAGATGAAATAAGCAGGGAGCAAAGAAAAGAGTTAGATGAGGTGTTAGACCAATAGGATCAAGTCTATAAACTATTCAATGGGGTAACAGAAACCCCATAAAGCGGGGTGGAGCAGCGGCAGCTCGTCAGGTTCATACCCTGGAGGTCATAGGTTCAAATCCTATTCCCGCAACCAAATATTTGCAAAGTATTAATAAATGTTTTATAATGACAATAATAGAAATAAATAAATTGGTATCATCTCTAGATTTAAAAAAACTTTTTACGAATCTATTGAAAAAACTCTTTCTAAAGGAATTATTAGTAGATGTTCGATGCATAAACTGCAATAAGAAAATTTATGAAGCTGATATAAATAAAGATTCAGTACAAGAATTTATTTGCAAATGTAAAAAGAAAAATAGGGTAGTTATTGAAGAGGGAGTAATAGACATATCAATAATATAAAAATATGGTATTGGATGGGGTACACCCCTTTATAAGTTTAATTTAATAATATGAAAGAAAAAAATTTTAAGGTTGTAAGTGGATCATCAATGATAAAAGGACTAGAGATCGTAAGAGAGGGGGAGTTCAACGGATTCAAGATGACTGATAAGGTCATGAAAGGATTCATCAAAAAGTTTAAATTAGATAAAAGAAAACTTAGTTATAGACCTACAGTATTCGTTGGTCACAATGGATTCTTTAGCGGTGAAGAAAAACCAGCAGTAGCGTTTATAGACAATATATATATGGAAGGTAAAAAAATGTTAGCTGATTTAAAAGGTAATACAAAAGACTTTTTAGATAAGTTACAAGAGTTTCCTTATAGAAGTATAGAATTTACAGAAGACAGGCTATGGGGGCTAGCGTTACTTGGTAGTAATGCTCCAGCCGTAAAGACGGAGGCAACAGCATTCAATGAAGAAGGGAAAAAGCATTATTTAAGCAATCCAATCAATCAATCAATAACTTTATCAAATAACAATCCAAATATGGAAAACTTTAAAAAATTCCTGGAGGAAATCTCATCAAAAGATGTTATTACTAAGGAAGATTTACAAAAACTTCAAAAAGATTTCGACGCTTTGAGTGAAGAAGAACAACTTGAAACTGTTGAGGAAGTTAACGCTGTTGAAGAAAAAGCTGAAGAGGCTGGCGTTATTTTAGATGTAGAAGGTACAGATCCAGTAGAACCTATTGAGCCAATTGAACCAGTAGAACCTATTGAACCTATTGAGCCAATTGTGCCTATTGAGCCAATTGAACCAGTTGTGCCTGCAGATCCAGAAGTACAACTTTCTGAAGGTCAACAAATCGTTACTCTTCAAGAAAAAGTAAAAGCAGACCAAAAAGAGCTTTCACAACTTCGTACAGAATTACGAAAAGGAGAGCTTAAAAGTGATGTTGCAAAATATATTCTTTCAGAAGAAAACCCAGTGGGATTGCCAAAGGAATTTTCTGAGAAAGCTATAGATTTTTGTGCAAACCTTTCAAAGGAGCAAACAACTGCATTCTTCGAAATTATTGGCAACTTCAAAAGTGTTGATTTTAAAGAAGAAGGTGATGCTGGAAATGGTGCTAATACAGTGAGTGATAAAGATGACGCTTTCGATACAGCAGCTACAAAGTACGCTGAAGAAAACGGTGTTGATTACTCAGAAGCACTTAAGATCGTTACTTCAAAGTAACAAAATTTTTTAATAACATTTAATATTTTTATTATGAGTTCAGGTTCTACACACGCAATACCAGATGGCGTAGCTTCTTATATTGCTACTGATGCCCTATCTACTGCATACGCTGCTGTTAAAAATGATACAGCTGTAAATTCAGTAGTAGTTTGTACTGCTGCAACTGACGAAACTATCGGTTTTGTTCAAATACCAACTGCTGAAACAGTAGCTGGTCAACCCGTAGCTGTAAAGGTTTATGGTTTTTCTCTCGCTAACTGTTCAGGTGGTTGGACTAGAGGAGATAAACTTACACCAACTGCTGCAGGCGAATTAGTAACAACTACTACTGCTGCGAATAAAGTATGTGCTATAGCAGAAGACACAGTTTCAGATAACGAAGCTGGAGAAGTTCGAATTATTTCACCTGCTATCAGATACGATAGTTTCTAGTTTTTTATTTAACAATTTAACTTAATATAATGAGTAAAATAACAAATAGAGTCACAGAAAAGGCGTTGACTAATATATCGCTAAAGTATTCAAACGATGCGATGAACTTTATTTCTGATAAAATATCACCTCGTGTAAATGTAATTTTAAGAAATGCTACTATTTATTCTTATGGTACTGATAATCTTAGAATTACAAATAGTTTTCGTGCAATTGGTGGTGGTTCTCACGAAGTTCAAACATCAGTAAGTAAAGCAACTCACTACACTTTAGCAGATCACGCACTTTACCAATGTATTCCTTATGAGGATTACGAAAACGCTGAAAAGCCTTTGAATGTTCAGATCGACGAAACGGAAAATTTAACCGAGATGTTGATGGTAGCTAAAGAGTTTGCTCTGGCTGCTGCAGTTCAAGATACTTCAGTAATGACAAGTAATACTACTCTAAGCGGTACTGATCAATGGAGTGATTACGTTAACGGAAGTGATCCAATCGAAGATATCCTAGATGGTATCAAAGCAATCAAAGCTGCTACTGCAAAGTTAGCAAATACTTTGATTCTTTCATACGATGTATATCTTACGCTTCTTTACCATCCAGATATTTTGGATATGTATCCAGGAGCTTCAGCTATCACTGCTGATATGTTAACTGCAGGGATCGGAAGAATTTTCCCACATATCACAAAAGTAGAGGTTGGAATGGCTATGTACAATAGTGCAAACAAAAACGCTTCTTTAAGTCTAACTGAAATTTGGACTAAGACAGCTGTCGTTGCATACATTGAGCAAAAACCTAAATTGAAGAGTAGAACACTTTCTTATACTTACCAAAAAGGAAAACCACGAACAGTTCAATTTGTAAAAAAGAATGCAACTAATCATATTCTTGTTGATAGAAATGCAGATTTCTTAAGAGTAAATGATGAGTATGATCAAGTATTAGTTGATGTAGAGTGTGGTTACTTAATCGACAATGCAATAGCTTAGTAGAAACGGTTTGAGGGTAGCCATTAATTACCCTTGAAATTTTATTCATTTAAAAATAAATCATGGGAAATTTTAAATTAACTCGTGAAGTTGAAAAACTAAATCGTGAGGTTGTACAACAAACTACTTTCGGAGATACATGGTATGTAGATTACCGAAGTGGTCTTGATACAAATAGTGGGCAAAGCAAAACAGCGGCATTCAAAACTTTGAGTGCAGCATATGCAGCGGCTGCTAGCAACAATAACGATGTTATCAATATTGACGGAGATTCGACAGTAGTTGAAACAGCTATGATTACGTGGGCAAAAAATAGAATTACAGTAATTTGTAAAGAATCTTATGCTCGGACTATTCAACAATCAGCTAAAATTCAACTTGGCGTAACAGTAGCGGCAACAGATTTAGCCCCTATCTTAGTTACAGGAACTAGAAATGCTTTCATCGGATTGAAAGTAATCAATGCAAATACAATTGCTCAATCATTGTATGGATTCATTGATAATGGAGAAGGTACATATTTAGAAAACTTTATGTCAGTTGTTACTGGAAATATTGGTAGAGCTGGACATGCTCATTTCTGGATGGCGGGAGATGCTTTAACGGCAAAAAATGTTACATTTGGTCATTCTACAATAGTTAGTACAGCAGCAGGTTATGGTATCTTGATTGACGCTAAAACTGGAGGTGCAGCTAATGTCAAAGAATGTTTTCTCGAAAATGTAATTATTAATATGTCAGTTGCTACAGCGGCAGTTGCTACTTCATGTTTCATTAAAATAGCAGATAATTCAGCAATGAATTTTGTAAATGCTATTGATGGACTTAGAGGTTATCACTTTATACCATCAGGTCAAACAATAATGACTGATGCTATTATTGCGGCAGCTAGTACTACAGCAGGTGTTCTTGATATCTCAAACGCTGTTTTCTTCGGTGTTACTGGAGTTGGCGGAGGTGCAGGATATGGAGTGAATATTGCAGCAAATAGTGTTGATGCAGTAGCAGACGGTGGTCTTGCAACAGCCCTTACAGATTAATTTTTAATACCAACGGACTAGTCAGGTTATCGGTCAGTGTATCAATAACAAACGAAATCTTTATATAATGTATTCTTTCTGCCCTATTCGTCTAACGGTAGGGTGGGGGTGACTACATAATAATATCATTTAATCAATCAATTATGTCTAAGTGTAAAAATTGCGGGAAAGCTTTTGAAAAGAAAACAGCTTTACAAACTTATTGCGGGAAAGCTTGCAAAAAAGCTTTTAATGAAAAGAAGAAAGCTTTAAAAGATACAAAACTTTCTACAGGAGACATAAAGCCAGTTGAGACTAAAAAACCTGTTACAAATGATACTAGCACGATGATAATAGAGCCAATCAATCTAGAGACCAAACAACCAACTAATTTGGAAGAAAAGAACACTGAATATATAATGAAAGGAAATTTAAAAAGAAATGGTAAAAAATTTAAAAAAGGGGATGTAATCCAAAAAGATGATTGCGACGTTCCTTTTCTTTTAGAAAATCACTTTATTTAATAATTAATTAATCTATTGTCATGGGAAATAATACAGTGCGAGCATCAAAAGTATATGAAATCGGTAATCAGTTAGATCTTTTTAATTTTGAGAACATAACTGGTTTAACTGGTAGTGATGATGTAAGTGATATTGCGTTAAGTTCAAATCATAAAACTGGTAAATCTTCGGTGTCATTTGATAAAGATGGAACGACCGAAACTACTGGTATAATTTCAAAAACTTTAAAAGAAACAGGTAAAAATGCAAATATTTTTGCAATACATAAATTAATGCTTAAAGTTTATCTTTCTAGCACTACTAATTTAACAAGCATCTCAATAACTATTGGAGAAGACGCTAGTAATAATAACGTTTATACTCAATCTACTTTAACTAGTGGATGGAATGAATTAACTTTCAATTGTAATTCTCCATCTTCTGTAAATGGCGATGGAATAGATTGGTATTCAATTAAATATTTAGCTATTACAGCTACATTTGCAGGTGCGGGAAATACATTGACTGGAATTTTAGTTGATACATCTTATTTATTTAAATCAAGTAATTCTGGATCTCCTTCGTCTGATGTAAATATTGATAAAGTTAATGGAAATACTCCGAATTTTTCACAAGAAACAGGTGGTAATTTAGATACAATAGCTGCAAAAGTAGAGGATAATAGACTTTTATTATCTACAATAGACGCAGATACAAGTGCTTTAGCTACAGCGTTGACTCCTTATTTTGATGAAGATGGAGATAATGTGAGAGCAGTTCTTTCAGCTAGTCCGGGTAAATTATCAAGTATTTCAGCGAGTAATAGTAATGCTGTTGATTGCTGGGTTCAATTATTTGATCTTGCTGTAGGGGATGTGACAGTAGGAACTACAACACCAACTTACGTTTTATTTGTTCCAAAAGGAGACGGTACTAATTCTGGAGCAGTAACTAAAGATTTTCAGAAACTAGGATTAAACTTTGCTGTAGCTATAACTTACGCTTGTACTACAACTCCAGAAGGAGCGGGTGATCCAACAGTAGGGCTTGTTATTAATGCTGGATATTCAGCTTAAATTTGTTTTTTAACTAAAAGATTATGTCAGGATATTCAACTATAGGAGGAGGGGGTAACCCTTTTGAAAAAGCTTTAGAGTTAGATGAGGATATGGTAAAAGGAGATGGGGTAAGAATTATGACAGATGGGAA